ATGGAACGCGCGTTTCAAAACGGATGCGAGCCCCGAGCGGCGAAGCCGTTTAAAATCCTGAAAAAACGTTCAACCACCAGTGTTGCAAGCTATCAAGTCAGTCCGCATACAGCAAGAATCTTTAAAGAAAACGAACGGCTGATTGACGAGTATAAACGAAAAAAAGCATGATCACACTAAAAGGACAAGGGAAAACAGCTCTTGTCCTTATTCCTTTTCTTAAAGGGTTACATATACTAAAACAAACAGAGGATATTGTCAGGTGATACAGTGAAAAAATTGGTGAGGCGTGTGAAGTTTGTTGATTACGGAAGGTTTGGACTTTCCGGGTATTCGCTTCGTGTGAGGGAGCGGAGTGCAGGAATTTTAAAAAAGTTGAAGAAGAAAAAGTAAATCCCGGAGCAGCTCCGGGATTTTTGTGTTCTGTGATCAGCTTAGTTGAGCTGCGATTTTCGCTTTAGTCGCAGGCCCGTATATACCATCGGCGGTTAAACCGTTAACAGACTGAAAACGGGCAACCGCGTCAGCTGTTTTCGGTCCGTAAATGCCGTCAATTCCGTTGTTGACAGCTCCTTTATCAGGGTAAAAATAGAGAGCGGCCAGTGCTCTTTGCACCTGAAAGACGTGTTCTCCTGAGGTAAATGGTGTTGTCAATTGAATGATGCCATCTGGAAGCGGATAGAGCTCGGGTTCTGCAGTGTACGACGGAGCACTGACAATTAACACTTGACCGACCTGAATAAAATTCGGATCTTCGATATTGTTCCACTCTTGCAGCTGAGCTACAGTAACACCGAACATTCTCGCTATAGATGTAAGCGTGTCACCTTGTTTCACGACGTAAGTTTGGCTGCCGCCTCCCCCAATCCCTGCTTTAAACGTATCCCACGTATCCAACAGCTTGCGGGGACATTCCTTGCCAGACCAATACTTATGGGGTACAACGTTAGCAAGGCTGATATCGTGCTCAGCCATCAATGTTTTGATCAGCCACTGGGCATTTGCTGTAGCTTGCGCAAAATCCCCATCGACATTTTCACAAATTTCAATCCCGATCGAAGCCCGGTTGCCGCTGCCGTTTCCGTCTCCCGCATGCCAGCCGTTTTCATTTAAAGGCAGATGCTGATAAATTTCTGTATCATCAACAGTAAAATGCCAGCTTGTTGTGGTATCAGGATTTTTCAAATAGCGGGCATGAGCCTCAGCATCCGCTCCGACTGCGGTGTTTGCTGTATTGTGCACTGTAATGTAAAGAGGTGTCATTGCGTAGCCTGGTCGGTTATTTGCACCGACTGGGATAAAGTCTTGAATAATGTTAACCATTTTCATCTCTCCTTATTTCGTCAAATTATTTTCCTTTAACAAGTCACGCTGTTTTTTCCCTTTTTCTGTTACATAATTGTTTTTAAACCAAGCGGCAAGTGTCGTTCCAATTGTGAAAATGACAGATCCGGCCGAATAAAGAGCGTCAGCAAGCTGATTGACCTGCTCCTCCTGAATGTCCAATGGTGATTTGCCAAGCATCATCATGGTCTGGTTGATTAATGCAACCAAAAGAAGCACCGTCCTGATGACCGTGCCTTTGTCATACGTTTTCATGAAAATCCCCCTTTAATGCTGCAGCAGGTTGTACATAATGGCGATCGCTCCGCCAATGATCCCTGTGCACACTGCTGTAATGATGGCACCTGTGATGGTGCGTTTAATCCATGTTGTATTTTCTTCAATTTTGTTTAATTTTTCGTTCAGCGTCATGATTTGCTGATCTTGCCGGTCCGATGACCTCTCTAGAACACTGACTCGCTGCTCAAGCGTTTTTTGTTCTGTTTTTATTTCTGTTATCTCTTTTTCAAGTGAATTCATGTCAGGTACCTCAGACAATTCTGACATATAAACTACCTCCTTACTTCTTTCATACATTCACCTCCTTTGAGGCAAAATAAAAAAGCCTTTTAGTTGGCTTTCATCGTTTCCTCATATGTTTGACCTGTTATTTCTTTATATTGATCATGTGTCACGTATTCAGCAGCAACACCTTGCTTTAAATCATCAATTGAACAGTCATTGTACGTCATTGCGTCCTTTATCATCGATGTTGTAGCCCATTTATAAAACAGGGCATATACCCAGAAATTAAGATTCACTTGTCATCCCTCCCTTTAAACTCAGTATATCTAATTTCAAAATCGCCATTTGTTCACCTAAAGATTGATTCCAAGCCTCCGCTTCTTTCCTTGCCAACACTTCCTCAGTCAGTTGTATACCTAAAGTATTTTGAGCCTTCTCGGCTTGTTTTCTTGCAAGTTTTTCGTCTGCTAGTTGTTGACCCAGTGTTACGAGTTGCTCCATGATAGGATTTGGCTCAAGTTCATCCTGATATTTGTTTTTTTGAAAATCCTTATATTCTTGATCAGCAGATTCATTCCATACATTATTCGCCTTATCAAACTGTGGCCTCCATAAGCCATCAGGAGGCTTTACTGTCGTTGAGTTATCCGGCATCTGACTTTGAGGACTGGATAAAATTTTTGGTCTTAAAAAATAGAAATTATCATCATACAAAAAAACTTGCACATTCTCCCCTCCCTATAGAGTAAAATTATTATCTAGAGAAACTCCAGAAATGTTTGCCTCAATGTTGGCATGTTTTCCAACCAATCTTAATTCACCGTTTGTTTCAGCAATATATTTTGATGTGCCAGTCGTTCCAAATAGAGTTGCAGCCATCGATTTTTGTGTTGAAGGACGGGCTTCAGCTGGAAGTATAGCAAAAACACTATTGAAGTCTGGCGAAACTACTTCACCTCGAGTAAATACCTGGTTGCCCCATACAGCATACTGTGGTTTTCTTCCGCCTACCTTATTTCCATTAATGAGTGTTAAGTCATACCAAGTCATTGAATTTAAATCAACTGGAGTGATAAGACGCTTCCAACCCTGCCATCCCCCAGTATTTCCATCCCAATAATTTGTAAAAAAATTATTTCTGTAATCTGTAGCATGTACCCATCCAAACATACCTTTACCATCCGTTGAAAGACTTGTCAGATGAAATACCCCTCTAATAGAGTATGGTGAAGGGGAATTAATAGCCTTTCCATGCGAATAGAAAGTCCCCATAGATCGTCCCTGATCAACTATTTTTTGAAGTATATCCTCTCCTTCATTAGCTGCAATTGTTACTCCACCATGATCAGCTGTTATTTTAGTAAGTTGTGCTCCATTCCACTTTGATCTTTCTGATGAAGTAATATGAAGAATCGAATCTTTAGCGTGATCATTTACTTTTGTTTGTGCTCCTGTTGTAGACTCAATAGGGTACCAATTGATTGCAGTATGATTCGCATTATAGTAGAACCACCATGCGTCTCCAGAGGTATCTACAGCATAACCGATTCCAATCCCTGGTTGACCTACCAATTGCATACCTCTCAGACTTCCTTCAGAAGGGTTATCAGTAACTGCATTTGTCCCATAGAAAGACACAGATCCTAAATCTTTTAAGGCTTCATAAAATGAGCCAGAAGTTAGATTGATTTTTTGCGTACCATTGTCGGCTGTTATTTTGAATAGTTGTGAATTATTCCACTTAGTACGCTCATCTGATGTAATGTGGCGGGTTGAATCAATCGTATGTGAATTAAATTCAGCTTTTGCAGCTTGCTGTACATTATCTACATTGCCAAGCCCGACTTGCTCCTTCGTGACTTGGTTTGGATTATCTCTTCTTGCAGCCAGTTCATCAGTATATGCTTTTGCATTCCTCTCAGCTGTATCAGCCTTACTTTGAGAACCAGCTGGTGTTTCTTTTGCATTCCAATTTGATCGCTCTGTAGACGTGATATGCCGGGTTGAATCATTATTATGTTCATTAAATTCCGTCTTTGAAGCCTGCTGCACATTATCCACGTTCCCCAGCCCGACTTGCGCCTTTGTTGTGTTGTGGGGGTTGTTCATGTCGTTTTTGTGGGCAGCCAAGTCTGTGTGGGCGTCTTTTATTCCTTTTTCCCAGCGGTTGACGTCGTCTTCGTTGATCGGGTCGTCGGGGAGCCAGTCTGTTTTTTCTTCATATGCCATGTTTACACCACCTCAAAGGTAAATCTGAAATCGAGTGTTCTGTTTTCGCTGACGTCCAGGTCTGTTTTTCTTTCTGTAATGATGTTGCCCAGCTCGTCAAAAATTTGTACCGTTTCGATATGCTTGATGTCTTCCTCACGTTTTGTCAGAACGGTGACTGTCGCTCCGTCAATGGCGAGTTCCACTATTTCTGTTTCTTGGCCGTTGAGCAGTACGTGATGAATCCTGCTTTTCAGATCGGCAGCTGTGCGTTCTCTGTATATGGTTGAAATCAAGGTAAAACCACCTCATTGTTGTTAAGAGTGACAGAATAACCGACCTTAAGCTCACTGGCTGTTCGGTATCTGCGGTGATTCAGGATCACTGTATCTTTGATTTGAAGCGTCTCATTTAATCCGCCTCTGAGCGTATACGCCAAATGAGCGGGCTTCATGTTTTCTATGGCTTCAATCAGCTCATTCATGTGCTGAAGGTCATCAACATTGATATCCACGTTAAAGCGGTATTCGCCGGGAAGCAGGCGGACTTGTGCAGACGGGTTTTTCAAGAAACGGTTCACCGCCTGCTCAATGGCCCTGTAGGTGATTGGCGGGATGTTCGACATTTTGGAAATGAGCCGCAATCGTCTGATCTCATCGGTGTCGCCTGATTCCCGCGGCACATTTAAAATCTTTTCCCAGCGGCTGAGCCCCCATGTCGCTGTCGGCACGAATAACTGATCCGTCAGATCAAATATGCTGTTATTCTGTTTATCAAACTCAGGCGCTTCCGCTTTCAGCAGCTCAGCCATTTCTTTAAGGCTGGTGAGAAACGGGGGCAGATACGCTGTCATGTCATCTAGTTTGCTCAATGATTTTCACCTGCCCAAGCTTCGGAATTTCCACGTCGCTCAGCACCAGATTTTCAGAGGTGCCATTGATTTTAATATTGGAATAATCACTGACGGACGGTGAATTATAGACGATATTGTTAATTTGCGATAGGCGGATGACGTTGTCTTCGAACGCCATTTTCTTAAAGAGATTTAAAACGCCTTCTTCAATTTCTGACCTCACCTCATCAATTGTGTGATTGATCTCAGGCAGCACTTCGGCCGAAATCTCAACTTCCTTCCAGACCGCGCTTTCCACTGTAACTACGGCTCCGATTGGCGCCTGCCCCTCCCCTTGTCCTGGTTCAGGGTCGATATAATCTTTCACTTTTTGAATTAAGATATCGGAAGCCGGCTCAAGATTAGCATTCGTGACGACAATTTTGACCGTGCCGTCCCCGTTCCAAAGCGGGAAGATCTTTGCTTTTCCAACACCGTCCACTTCTTCAGCCCACTCTTTATAATGCATTTTATTGGCACTGACAGCCTCACGGCGAACCCTTGTAAAATACCGTTCTCGTAAGCTGTCATCTCCTTCTTCCTCGCGCCCTGGAATCAGGATTTCTTTGACAATGGCTGTTTCTAAACCGGGAATGGTATCCAGTGACAGTAAATTGCGTCCGGTCAGATTGGCGTTTCCTGCTTCACCAGGTGTTTCACAGATGAGCGTCCCGTCTGCCGTATATTGAAAATAAAGATTATCCACATAGAAGCGGGAGCCCGCGGGAATGGGAACTCCAGACGTAAACTCTCCCGCTCTGACAGCCTTTGTCGCGGCAGTTCTTTCAATTCCCGCTTCCGCTGCACGCCTGTCTAAAAATTCGCCTTGCGCGGTATCAGAAAAGACTAGCTCAAGCACAGTATCCAGCCATATATAAGATTTCGCAAGCTCGGCCGCCGCCGGAGCTAACGCATTATAAATGACGCTGCCTTCTCTTGTGTCAATATCTGCGGGGATGCTGTTCAGCATACGCTCCATAATATCTTCAAAGGTTTGATCTTCAAACATCTTCGCCAATCACCTCCTCAATCTCAAGCGTCCCTTCATCTGTCTCTACCACAAAAGAAACATGAAACGCATCGCCTTGTTTTTCTATCTCAAAGTCTGTTACGGCAGATATCCGGTCGTCATAAACCAGCGCCTCTTCTATCAGCCTCGGAATCTCCATTTTTTTGTAGGCATCAGACGTCTCGTGATCTGTAAGCACGTCCTGAAGCTCATTTCCGACATTATGGCTGTATACAGAATACGCATAGCGTTCTGTTTGTAAGGCGATATACACGAACTGTCTGATCGCTTCAAGCCCGGTAATCAGTTCTTTTGTAATTCTTCCGTTTTCAAAATCTATTTTGTACGTTTGCGAGGTTTCAATGACTTCACTGTCATCTTCAAAATCCTCAAACTCCACTTCTGGTGTCAGGGCCATGGTGCCCACTCCTTTATGACAAGCTAAATAAAAACCCCTTCGTGCTGAAGCGGTTTGTCTATACTTTATCTAAAACAAAAAACGATTGACCGCCAGTCAGAGCCGCGGTCATGACGCGATCCCCCGGCTCGAGTGCATCGTCTCCTCCAGACTGCATCCGTTTTGGGATGATGATGGCGTCAGCCGGTATGATCAGTTTGCTGCTTTCTTTTAATTTGATTTCCACAGGAGAAACCGAAACGACTTCAGCCGGGAGCAGTTCCACCGGAGACTCAGCGTCAACTGCGCCGACGGCCAAATGTTTAATCGCCTCACTCAATCTCATCAGGAAACTCCTTCCGGCATGGTGTTCTTTTCGACTACATCAATGGTCATCGTATGTTTCGTTCCTTTAAACTCGTGCCGGTCCGTATCTACCCAATAGGTTTTCTTGATTCCGGCCTCCGGAATGGAAATATAGACAGGCAAGCCGCTCTGCACTTCCGGAATGCCGACTGCCTGAATATTTTTCAGTTCTTTTTTCACGCCCTTTTTTTCAGCAAGGCGCACATCTGCCCGCTGCTGAAGCTGAGCCTGGTTGATGTCATCTGTGACCGTTTCCGTATATTGAAGCACACCGTATTTGTTTAAGCCTGAACTGTCCTTGGCAGACGCTTTATACGTCTTATTGTCCTTCTGCCGGCGAAGCACCACCCGTGTTGCAGTGTCGTTTATGGAAGTGCTGTATTGGTATCCCGTGATATTGACACCCGTTTCCAGCACCCATACTTCCGACGGATCTGGCCAAGCGCGCAGACCGAGCTTTCCTTTTTCCGAATACAGCTGATAATGTCGTCCTGTCTGGCTTTTCGTCTGTTTCAATGCTTTTAAGATGATGTCATACAGGGTCGTATCATTTTTTATGACAAGGCTTTTGATTGTATGGCCTGTGTTCGCAATCGAGGCTGTCGGTATTTGAAAATCATTGGCAATCCTCCTGATCATCTGATCAGCACGCTGGTTGGAAAACACGTACACATCCTGGTTTTTCACCAGATACTGGAGCATATCATACGCGCTGAAAGCAAGCGTATGCTCGTCCGGCGTTCTTGCAAAAACAATGCCCCGAAAAAGCTCTTTTCCCTTCCACTTAAACAAGACTGTATCACCTTCTGTGACGCTGTAATACGTCTGGTCGCCCTGTTTGATGACAATGGTCGCTTCAATGGAGCGCGGCGCCTGATAACGATGGCCTTCCAGCGATACGCTTTCTGCTACCAGCTCAAGCCACTCTGTGTCTTTAATGACAAACAGTTCTATCATCATACATCACCTGTTTCATTGCGGTATCTTTAATTTTTGGCCGGGAAAAATCCAGTGGCCCGGCTGCCTGATGTTTCGTTTGCTTCGTTTGATCATTGCTGTTTTATTGGCGTTCCAAATTTTACGCCACTGCGTGCTGTTCCCGTAAAACCTGCCGGCAATATCCCACAGCGTATCTCCCTTTTTCACTGTATAGGTTTTCGGAGAAGCCTTCGACGGACGTTTTGCCTTTGTTTTTTTCTTCTGCTTGATTTTTCGGGGGGAAGCGGTTTTGTATTCTTTTAATTGAATATCAAACGAGCGATCACCGATATCCTGCTGACCTTCGCTATAGGAAAAACCTTCAATGCTGCAAGTCAGATTCACTTTAGTTCCCGTAATCAAAAACTGGACCGGTTTTTTGGCCTTCATCCATTTTTCAATTTTTGTTATCGCATTTTCCGGCGACGGGAAGTTTTGATATTCTGCTATCGGACTGTATTTCTTCGGAAAAAACGAAGAGAACGAAATTTCTTTCGCTCCCTGTTCGTCAATAAATGTAAGGTCACCAAACTTGGCTACTTTAACCGTCTCATTCTGAACCGTATTTGAAATATTCAGCTGGTCGGGAAGAACGGGGAGCCGCAGCTTGTCCTTCCCTTGTGAAATCCAAAATTCATATATGGATTTAGTCAAATGCAACGACTCCCTTCGTTCCAATATTGATATCCTTTTGCAGCTCGTCTACAAGCGCCTGCTTGATTTTCGCCGCAAGGGTTTCGGCGTCTTGTCCATTATGGAAGTGCTGGTCACCGTTAAATTGAATATAAATCTCTTTTGATCCGGAAACCGCTGCCGTTGGCCGGCTAGCTGAAGTAACAGCGGAAACTTGTCCTGATGAAAGCTCAGACTGCTGGGATTGAGACGGATCTGTCACTTCCATACCAAGAGCCTGTGCCGCTCTCTGAAGGAGGTAGCGGCCACGTATGCCCCGCTCCTCCGGAATGATCCATTCCCGCTTGTTTCCTTCACCGACACGGGCGATTTGCTCTTTTGTGATCAGTCCGCCGTTGGCATATCCAACATACGGTCCGCCATGATTCATGCTTTTTATGCCTGGCACGTTATTGATTGAACCATATCTGCTTTTAATATAGCCGATCGCCGCAGCCGCGTTGTGAATCGGGTTTTTAATGTTACCCATGCCCGGTGCTTTATGATCATTAAAGGTGCTTGGGATTGTCTGCATGAGCCCTTGTGATGGATGCCCCGCTTTTGCGTTGCTGTCCCACAGGTTGATTGCGTTCGGATTGCCACCGGATTCATGCTGCGCAATTGTCATAAGTCCCGGAAGCCAGCTCATCGGTGTCTTTGTGGCCATGAGAGCGGCCATAATCCACTGTTTCACATTACCGCTCATCGCGCCCATTCCTGAATAGGCCGCCGCCAGTGATCCAGCTTGTTTTTCAGCATATTTCTTTACATCTACTGATCCAAGACCTTTGACAACACCGATTGAAGCAAAACGCCCTAAGCTCATCATGACGCGGGAAGGTGAATGGATATCTAATTCCTCACGGAAAGCCTGCTCCACTCTCTTCGCCATATCCTTTGCTGCTTGCTTCACTTCACTGGATTTAGAATTCATGCCTGTCACAAAGTTTCCAACCAAGCCAGAACCCCAGCTATTCGATGTGTCTTTTGAACGCAGGAACGGTTTGTCAACATGTGTGCTCACATACTGTGCCGTCCCTGTTTGGGTTGAGTTTTGTCCTTGGGCAAAGCCTTTGACCGTTCCTATGCCCCATGAGGACGACTTGTTTACAGTAGCTTGGAACGGTGTTTTGACTTTTGATTGCAAAAAGCCGTCTGTTTCGGTTGCAGTACCGTTTTGCCCCTTGGCATACCCGCTCACCATTTGTTTTCCGTAATTTGGTGAAACAGAAATCATTTGTGTAAATGGCGTATTGATGTTTTTCTTTTTCCAGTCTTCCATTTTGACCGGCTGATTGCTGATGCCTTTATCAAAGCCTTCTGAAAATTGCTGTCCTAGGTCTGAAGCTTGGCTGTTAAAACTAGATGCGTTAATAGACGGTGAAACTGAAGCAGAGTGACTGTTAACAGTGTTTAAAGCTGTCCCACCTGAAAGTGTGGAAGCCGATGCCATATCTTCGACCACACGCATGCCCAGTTTAGAAGCGGCTTGCGCTAACAGCATTTTACCGCGACCGCGGTTGTTGTCGACTGGAATGACAAATTCCTTACCTGCTTCACCGATCCAGGAGATAGTCGGTTTGGTAATAAAACCACCTGTGGCGTTTTTATCAGCTTTCATTCCAAAGTCTCTATGAGCCTTCTCTCGTCCTTTTTGAAAATGATCTACCTTTTCTTTAACCCAAGACGTCACTCCACCGCCCACTTTTTGAGCAGTTTTTACTACTTTCCCGCCTGCAGACTTTACTGCATCCCAAGAATCTCCTAATATATTTTTTCCCCACTCTTTTACTGAATCCCATTTTTTAGACCACCAGTCTTTATTAAATAGGCTGTCTTCAAGTGTGGATTTAAACTTTTTCCAAAGCGACTTTGTATTTTCCCATTTTTCTTTTGTCCAGCTTTTGACACCTTCCCATTTACCGGACCACCAGTCTTTATTGAAGACTGTTTCTTTTACTTTTGACTTAATTGATTCCCAAACAGAAACGGCACCGTTCCATTTTTCTTGAGCCCAGCTCTTTACGCCTTCCCATTTACCAGACCACCAATCTTTATTAAAGACTGTTTCTTTTACTTTTGATTTAACAGAGGTCCATACGGAGGAGGCTTGATTCCACTTTTCCTGTGTCCAGCCTTTTACAGATTCCCATTTTCCGCCCCACCAATCACTATTGAAAAGCGTAGACTCTAATGTACCGTATGCATAACCAGCTTTTTCAGCCCACCAATTGGAGTCAAAAAAAGTAGTAGAAGCTGTATCTTTTATATTAGTCCATGTATCATCAAGCCCTCCTAGAGTATCTCCTGCTGATGTTTTAACCCCTGTCCATTTTTCGTTCCACCAATCACCATTAAATAATGTATTTGAAATGTTCTCTTTGATTTGAGAAGTATCAAACATCTGACCAATGTTCTTACCTGCTTCTTCGCCGCCTATTCCGCCTACTAAACCGCCGCCTACTCCGCCGATAGCGCCTCCTATTACTGTACCTTCCGGACCTACGAAGGATCCAATCGCTGCACCTGCTTCTGCTCCTGCAGTTGCACCTGCTTCCGCTCCGGCAATGCGGCCACCGATTGAACCAACCTTTTCACCAGCATTATCTTTATTGATTCCAGCTAAATCGAACATTGCTAAAGCAGATCCTACGTATGGAACAGACTTTCCCATTCCTCTGAATGCTTTTCCTAGTTTGGAGGAATCCTTTCCTAGCGATTTTAAGCCTCCGAGCCAGTTCTTTAACTTCGAACCTGAAGTCCGAGGCGCACCTTCACCAGATGTGCCACTCTGGCGTCTTCTTATTACCTCTCCTGGAACCTTGAGTGTTCTGTTTGGAGCTTTTGTCGGGCTTTTCTTCTTTCTATATGTTTTTTTATTTTTAGTGCCTGGACCGTTACCGCCTCCTTCACAGCAGCAACAGCAACAATTTCCTCCTGTATTACGGTTAAGGACTTTATTATCTGTTTCGGAATTTTCACCAGAATCGCCCTTCTTTTGGGGTCCTAAAATTTTATCAATGATCTTATCAAACACATCATTTTTCAGCTTTTCTAACAATCTCTCTTTGAAACGATCTAAAAAAGCTTTCCCTATCCCTTTGAGCGTATCCTTAATCCATGGCCAAGCTGATTTTGACCACCAATCCTTCAGCCATCCTTTAATTTTCCCGACCCAGCCGGGTTTTTGGTCAGAACTTTTATCTGAGCCTTTATCAGAGGATTTGTCTGATTCTTTCTTAGTCTTTTCTTTGTTAATCGGACTTTCTTTTTTATTGATTTTGTCTGATACTTTTGTCTTAATAACGACTTTTACATAATATGTTTTTTCAAATTTCTTCAAAAGTGATGTTAATCGATTAACTGTTTTGGTGATTTCATCGATGACTTTTAATTTAACTGTGTAGCCGTTTTTTAAATTTTTCTTGATATATCCAATAATTTTTTTAACTGTTGACGTAACCTTGTCATCTGGAATCAAAAGGAATGATAGCTTTTGATTAGATAGCATCTTCTTTATTTTTTTATACGCAGCTCTTGTCCGGTCTACCAAAGATACAGTCAGCTTCGTTTCTTTCGGCATCCGTTTTAGTTTTTGTTCAATCGCTTCCAGCTTTGCAGTGGCTTGGTCATCAAGTACAACTTTGATTTCAAGTGATTTTGCAAATTTTAAAATGATGTAGTCGTTTATTTTTCTCAGACGGTAAAATGCCTGATCTTCAGCTCTGATACTGATTTTGATTTGTCGATTGATGGTCTTGACTTTTTTTTCGACCTCTTGGAATCCTTTATGTATCCGTTTTAGTTTTTTAGATACCTTGTCTTCGAGATCGAAACGGGCTGTTAATTTTGCGATATTAATTCCCTCCTCTCCTTGATTCTTTTTCTAATAGATCTAGCTTATATCCTATCAACCCAAATAAAAGAGCTTTAAAGTGTTTTGGTGCTTCATATAATTCAAGAAGCTGGGATGGCGAATAATGAAGCTCATGCATTGCATAATACAAATACACAGCTTCCTTATCACCATCCTTTACTAGTTTTTTGCTTCTTCTTCTAGATCTTCAAGATCATCCTCAAAACCATTGATTTCAATTGCTTTATTCAGCCAGTTCGCATACTCTCCCCCTACAGATAGTACACGTTTCGCAACTTCTACCGGATCCGCTGTTTTGTATGCTTCCCTTAAATCTTTTGAACGAAAATCAGGATATATAGTGGATTCGATAGCAATTCTCGCATAAAAGCGCTGGGAGTCTAAATCTTTAACACGGCCGCGGCCTTTCACATTTTTAAATGTGGTATTTTCTTTCTCCAATTCATCAATTCGTTCGGTTGTAATCGGTTTTAAAATAAACGGAATGACATTCCCTTTTTTATCAACAAAACGCTTTGAGATCGGCACTTTGATTTCCTCAGCTTCAATTGTTTTTCCCGGCATAAAAAAGGAAAGATCATATACGTTTTCGTTCTTCTCGCTCATGTAAAAAACTCCCTTGTCTTTTGATTGATTTCATCGTGTAAAAAACAGACCTTTCTCAGAAAGGTCTGCGTATGGCTTGTTCAGCTTTGATTAAAACGTGTCAGAAAGCTTTTCAGGCACGTCGAAGTCTTCGAATGTAAATGGAACTTCTTCCTCTAACGCTTCTGAATCGACATCAAGGCTTGCGATTTTGGCAGAGTCAAAGTTGACGTCGTACAGCGTGACTCGCTCTGTGCCCCGGCCGGAGGATTGATCATCCAAAACAGCTTGGAGTGTGAAGTATGGGTCGCTGCCTTTTTTGACATAGTCCATCATCAGGATCACGAATTTTGATGTGACTTTATAAAACGTTGCTGTTCCAGTTCCGTTTGCCCCTGTTGTTTTATGGCCTGTCATGCGGCGGCCCATAATGTTTACTTCAGACTTGTTTTTCTCGACGTTTGCTTCAAATGTTTTGATGTGCGCCATTTCTTCGCCATCAAGAAATAAGCGGCCTTCTTTACCTGAAATTGTGTTTTGAGCTTTTAATGCCATATTAGTTTACCTCCACATTAAAGTAGAATTTTTCTGCTGCGTCGACAGGCTGTACAGCCAGGTCAATCAAGAAGCCGTCACGGTCTTCATTCATTGAAATGGTGATATCTTCATCAGAATCAAAGCCAGTGATGCCGCCAGCATCCTGAAGAGTTGTCATGTATTGCGTGATCATCGTTTTCACATACTGAAGTCCGTCTTCAGACGCCGGAATATCGCTTCCGCTGCCTTTTCTTGATTTAATTAAGGCTTTCAGCTCGCGTGTTAAATCATTATTTACGGCGTCCAGGACACGGACGATTTTGTTTTTCGCAAATTTTTTGTTTTTCTCGGCTGTAAACGTGACGAGTGAGTTAATGTCTTTTTCTACGCTGACGGATTTATCGCGGGCGTCGAATGTGAATAAAAATTCGCCTTTGCCCAGACGTTCAACAATCGTATCGTGGTCAAGGCGGTGTAACACATCAACGGCGCCTTCGTACTCAACGAACGTCAGTGATTGGTTAAAGGTTGCTCCTGCGCTCGCTCCAGCTACCCAAGCCGTTGCTTTGTCCGGCGTAACTTCCGTGCCATCTTCGAGAAGCACACCTTCTGTTACGTTGATGATGCCTTCATAGTCACCCGCATAATTCGCTGTGACCCCTTGCACTTTTTGTCCTTGGCCGTCGCGCAGACGCTTAATGAAAGCAGCAAATGTCGCCTTCAGCTGATCACCTTCCGCAACAGGCAGCGCAATCACATCAAAATTCTCCGTTTCAGCTGCGGCTAAGAAATCTGTATAGTCGGAGTTGACAGGGGCTTTATCCGTACCGCCGGATAAACGGATTCCTGCAGATGCATTCAGAGATTCAGCTGCAGTCTCCCCTTCTGATCCAGTGAGCGGAATCGTCGAAGAAAGATCGCCTGTTCCGGTAAAGGTGACATAGCCGTTAGCTGTTAATTCTTCAGCTTTTTTGACGGTCTGTTTATCAACCTCTGACTCATCCATATACGTTGTCACATCGAAAGAAGCAGCATCCAGCACATTGGGGTTAATGCGGATGATAATGTCATTTCCTTTTGATCCGCCATATACAGCAGTCGCTTTGACACCTTCAGCAATATCAGCAGACGCTCGGACACCTTCGGTTAGACGGTACATTAATACCGTTTTCGCATTTTTCTTTGCTTCACGCAAAAGCAATAATGATGGATCATCAATGCTGAGGCCCACTTTTTTATTTAAATCTTCTACGCTGGAAATGGAGACAAACGTTTTCGCTTCCCCCCAGCTTGATGCAACCGGGAGTGCGACTGTTCCCCGTTCTCCGAGTGACACCCGCTCCTGCGCTGTCGTTTTAAAGTTAAAATAAATGCCTGCACGTTCTTTTTCTTTTCCTGTTGTAAATGTTCCGCCATTCATGATGACATGACCTCCTTGGTTAGAAATGTTTGAATCAATTGATTGGCTTCTGATTTCGTCATACGTGTTTGATCCACGCCAAATAAAGCCCCCTGAAGGATATCCGGCTTAACGCCGAACAGCTCCTTCGCGTGCTTAATCAAATCCGCTGTATCAAAAAGAGTTTCCCGGCTCTTTGTATGTACAGCCTTCTTCTGTTGTTTGTCCTTTGCCACCGCTTATTTCACCCCGCTGTTCATGTCGATATCCTGTAAGACAGGATGTTCTGTTTTGTGATAATAATACCGGCTGCTCCACCTGATCACCATGACCGCCTCGCCCCTGTCTCCTACCCTTGTCTCAATTCGGGTGATGCGGACCATATCCCCCGTTTTCTCACCTGATTCACTCAGCAGCGGAACCATACTTCTCACTTCTCTGATGGTATCCGCTAGCCTGTCCGCTTCATCAAGCGCCTGAACGGAGTCAACATGAAACAGCTTCACATTGAGACTATAGGTTTTTTTAAATGTGGAGACCGTATCTGTTTCCTCGAAAACAGATGGCGATGGGACGTATAACGACGGCACCTGAAACTGATCAGGCAGCTCACGTTCATAAATGGGAACAGACCACCGGCTGTACAAAAATGCCATGATCGATCCTGTTTCGCTGTTCATCCTGTTCCCTCCTTTATAGCTTCTTCAGCCACTGGCGCAATTTGTTTTCCAGCGATTTTTCAAACAGCTGTTCATATAAAAGAAGTGCATGATCCCAGTAGCTCGTGCCCGGGATCCATTTTCTCTTGAGCGCCATTCCCGTTGAAGCCGCGGGATCATAAATAAACCGCGAGCCTTGGAAATGCCCCGGCACCCATCTCACGTCTTCTTTTGAAGTCCAATGGCCGTCATTAAGAAATGAGGCGTGATCAAGCTGTGTACCCACCACAAGCGAAAGCCCGCCGCTTTGCACAATCCAGAGATTGTCCTCTGCGCCTTTCTCAAAGGAACTGAGCAGTTTTTCTGTATCAATCGTTTGTGTGCTGATGAGTTCAGATTGGACGATCTCCAGAAAATCTTGCCCGCACTCTTCAAGCCACTGGGACGCCTGACGCGAAAATCCGCCTGATGCCGCCTTTTTTAATGACGTGTTTAGCTGTTTCAGCCCCGCTATTTTCATAGGCTTTCATCCCTGACCGCGATGACTTCCCAATGATGATGCCTGATCCTTTTCGGCAGCTTTAGTATATATTTATGATTCTCCCAAATGATTTTATCGTTCACGCGGATGTCCGCTGACAACGGAAAATGGACGAGAAAGCTGTGATATACAGTTTGATCAGGCTCCTCCTGGATCAGCTGCTGCGTTTTTTCAGTAAAATAGCAAGGGACATCTTGTTCATCGGGTGTATCCGGATATGAAGTCACCGGCTGCAGCTTGTCCGCCGGAATCCCAAATCGGCCTGCAGACGGCGCTTGAGCTGCTTCATGATAAATGTCGCAGCGATGGATGAGCATCCGCTGATAGCTCATAAGGACCTCACCTTCAGTCTGGAGGACTCAGGGACGTAGCCCGGCGTAATAAACTCTTCGAGCAAATGATACACCACTGGCCGCTGAATGCCGCCTTCTCCGGAAACCGTGTAGGAATAATCCCCCATTTTTTCAGACTGATAGCTTGATGAGGCTGATTCATCGCTGTTCACAAGCGCAAAATACTGGGCTAACTTCAGCAAAGCCAATTTCGCCTTGTCGGGCAGCGGGTCATAAACGCTGTCTTCAAAGCGGTGGCCCGTGATGAGAGCCGCTTCCGCTTCCGCCTCGATGATATCCTGCGCCAGCAGTTCTTCCGGTCTGTTTTTTACTCGATCATAGACCGAATAGGAGGCTACGTCAGTCGGTTCAATGAGCATGAGCTGACCACCCCGTTTCTATTATTCTTTTACGTTAATTAATTTAGCGCAGGCATCCTCTTCCTCGAACTTGCTGTCCAGCTTGGCCGTTAAGACAATAATGAATTTACGTGAGCGAATGTCTTTGTCGACTTCAATTCGGATATTGCGGGAGAAGCCGAGAATGATATTTTTCGGATGGGTGAGAATGATATCGGAAGCGTCATATTGCGCGTCTCCCTCTCCGACTGTGTACGGCTGAATATTGGATACCCCTTTGACCGGTACGCCGAATGCTGTTGACAAGCCGCCCTGAACAGCCTGGTCCCCAAGGTTTGTCTGGCGGTCTGCCACGCGGTCCTTCCATTCAACTTCTAAGCCGTGCGACGTATAGAATCTGAATTCCTGAGGGATGCGCAAATATTTCGGCGGAACAGCCTTTAAGCCTTTCTTGAATGTCGCTCTGGACAGTTCTTCACCGTTCATGTCAACGATGTGGGACACCGCTTGTTTGCGGATGCCGTCCAGCTGTGCCAGATACGGATCAGCTGATGCTGTATCACCGTTTACAATCAGCTCTTCAATATCAACGGCTGCGCGCTCTGCTAAAATCTGCATGATCGTCTGCTGAAGGCCGTCTTTTTCAATATTGTTTTCGAGTGTGTCATACGTAATGTTGATTTCCGCAATGACTTCCTTCGTGTTCAGCTGGACAGTGCTTGTCGTTGGAACTGTCAGCTCGTCGTTTGACAGTGCTTTTCCTTCTTGTGCAGCCCGCAGAATACGCTGGCCGAAGCCGATTTTCTCAAATTTTTGCGAGTCGTTTTCCATTTGAATCACGCGGGATTCACTGAAAATGGTCGGCGTGTTTTGCACCATGCGGATAAAAGCCGATGCTTGCGCAGGGTTCATAAGTCCGCCGCTTTTTAAAGCAGAAAGCGACATTTCCGCTTTCCGAATGATCTCTTGATTTCTCAATTGATTTCCTCCTCTTTGACTGGTTTTACAGCAGTCCGCTCCAGATTGATTTTTTGACTTGCTCTGTATTGTTGCCCGCATCGTCCGCTGTCTGCTTAGACGCGCCTCGCGCTTTTTCCAAAGCTTCGATTCGTTCGATCAGCGGGGCAAGCATGTCCTCAACGAGCTTTTTCAGACGCTCGTCATCACCCGTCTGCTCCGGCTTTTCCTCCGTGTCTGTGTTTTTTTCAATCCGCTCAAGCCGTTTGAGCAGAGGGTAAAGCGCATGCTCGAATGATTCTTTCATGTCTTCTTTTCTCATTTCTTCAGTCTCCTTCCCTGTTTTGTCAGTCAGCATCTGCTTGAATACACTGAAGAATCCCGCTTTTTCAACCGGTTCTTCTTCATACACATCAGCAGTGCCCGCCATGCTGTAGCCGGTGATGATTCCAGCCTTGATCTGCTCCCACACCTCGTCAGACGCTCTTGTCACAAGCACCCACGACCCCTTTGTAATCCGTTTTGACCCGATCATAAAATCATCGGGCGCCACATATGACTCGACCACGACGCCGGTTCCGCCCTCAAAGCTGTGATTGATATCAATCTCCCTTGCCTCCGCGAGAAAGCCGTGCGCCGCTTTTTCAATTTCCTCAGCGGTCATATAATCGCCGTGGGCATCAGGAACATCAGGCTCATACACGATTCCGTACACGAGCTTTTGTTCATCCTGCTCACTTTTTGTAAACAGCCGAACCTTTTTTTCAAATGACGGAGGTCCGTCTGACTTCGTAAAGAAAAATTCTGTCTGATTAGCCGCCTTGTCTACATAACTGACAAAGCTGATTTTGGCATTTCTTAATTCCCGCGCCACCTGCTTGATTCACCTCCCTTCAGGACGTTTTGATCGCTTCGATGCTTTCTTTCAGCTCCTGCATGAGCGCAGCCAGGTTTGCCTTTTCCGCATCCTGTCCTGCAGGCCGTTTATAGATTTCCTCAGGCCACTCCTCCAGCGTTTTGCCAAGCACCCGCCCTGCAAGATCGCGTAAATCATTCGGCGAGACCGCACCGGCTGTAATAAAAGGACCGAGCACTTTCGCAATCTCAAGCGGATCACGAAAGTCCGGTCCTTTTAATGTCAGCCTGACGTCATGGATATTCAGCTCCGGCAAAAGCAGCGTGTTCAGTTTATTCACGAGCGTTTTTCGCTCCGGCTGAAAGACCTGCTCCTCCGTAATTTTTCTAGCGGTATCAGCTGTCGCCCGGTTGTATTCCTGCGCCTCGCCTGTATACAGAGGCGGGAGGCGGAACGCCGAGCGCAGCTTATTTCTGCTTTTTTCATCGTACTCAAGAAACAAGGCGTCGTTCTGGAGAATTTCCGCCAAGGACTTGATTTCCACGGAAACCGGCGTAATATCCTCGCCCCCATGAAGATCCTTCTCTTTTGCGATTCCTTCCGCTTCAATCAGGAGAAATTTATGGGCGTTTTCCACGCCTTCAAGATCATTCATGTACTCTTGCAGCTCCCGATAAGAAGCTTCCGACAGCATCCCGTTTTCAACTGTAATCGCAGCGGGGACGTGACGGCCCTGCTTAAAATACATAAAATTGAGTTCTTCCGCTTTTCGCGCTCCGTATAGATTGACGATATTCCCTACCCAGCGAGGCACGCCGTATACGCCGCTTCCGATTTTGAGGTGAATGGCTTCATTCGCTTGATATTTCTCTGCCAATGTGCTCACATATTCACCCGTGCGCATGTCCATTTTTCTCGGATCACCGTATTCTTTAAAAAATACTTTTTTTCCATTGATCATCTGCACATATTTTCGGAAACGTTTTTGCCTTTTGATTCTCTTCACTTTTCCGTTTTCTTCATACATAAAAGATACTTCAACAGGCTCGCCGGCTCCGCATACACGCATATTTTTCACATCTAAATATTCGATGCCAGCCGGTTTTCCCATCCCGTCCCGAAGCACTTCCATAAAGCCGTTGCCTGTTTTTTCTCTGTCTTCGATGGCATAGCCTAAAATCATTTCGGCTGATTCGTCAAAATGAAGACATTTATAAAAGGCTTCAAGTCTGGCCCAGTCTTTTTCCGCCCTTTTCTTTTTCGCCTGATCAACGTCAGTGGCGTTAACATCAAACGTATACTCAACATCAAAGCCAAAACCTGTAATATTAACTCTGTACGCATCTATGCATTGCTGAAGAATGGTCGAGTATTCAGCAATGGTTTTGAGCTCGATGATATTGTAGGGCGGTGCGATAATATCCTCTCCGTACAGCTCAGAAAAGTCATCTTCATAGATTTGCTTTGTCTGAGGAGCGGCGGAATTGGCTTTGAATACAGTTGCTCTGACTGTTTGATTGTGCATCATTTATGACCTCCTCCTTTCCCGGTTCGGCCGGATACGTTTGTTTGCTGTCTCTTTCATATCAGCAACCTCATAATCATCAAGCGCATACCAAATGGCAGAAAGCGTATGCGGGTCAATCGTGAATTCATCCTCTATCAGCGCGCCGTTTTTATCTTTAGCATACGTTAGCGACTTGAGCTCATAGATGACATTTTCACAGCGGTCCGAACAGAAGATCTTTTTGAATCGTTTCACCTTTTTGGTATATTGAAGCCTGGAGCCGGGAAACTTTCTGGCTCCGACCATCCGAAAGCCCTGCTGGCGGAAATATTGAATGCTTTTAGGCTCAGCGGAGTCGGCTTTGATCAATTCCTGTGTGTCAATAAACTCACGCAGCTCCTCAGCCGTCCTGTCATCTGTCATTTTGTTTTGATAATACTCCCAATAAATGTAGAGGTGTTTTTTCTCAGGATCGACAGCGAGCCGGACGACGGCATTATAGGATTCCTCGAACCCAAAATCCATGCCTGTTCGAAAAATCGGCTTGCTGATGGCTGCGATACGTTCTTTTACTTGGTCATGCGGAAGCACCTCAAACTGCGGCAGGACCCTGATCCCGTTGACGCCGAATCGGCCTTTGCGGGCAATCCGGTACAGGTCAGGATCATACGCCTTGAGTCCGTCAAGCTGATTCACATAGCTTTTCGGGAGAAAGAGATTGTCGTTTGCTGTGGAATGATGATAATACGTATCTCCCTTGACAATCGTCCGCTTTTCGTACAGCTCGCTGTCATCCAGCACAAACCGTTTATTGCGTTCATCCCGAAAAAAATGCCGGTACGTCCAATTGGAGGTGCCGACGGGATTGGTGGTGCAGATCATATGAAGCTTCAGCTCGGGGTGGCGAAGTCGGCCGATTAATTCCTTAAAGCCTTCATACTTCACCTCTGAGCATTCTTCAATCCATATTAATGAAATGTTATGAACTGATTTTAATTTTGCCGGATTATCCATACCTTTGAACATGATCCGGCTGCCGTTTTGAAAACGCAGCTGCAGCGGGGAAGAAAGGGCTGCCACAGCCTTTGTAAGGCCGAGCTCTTCAATCACCTCTTGAAACAAGGCGAAGGTCGAATCCCGATGGGTATCGAACACCTCGCGGATAACAAGAGCCGTCCGTTTTTCCTTCAGCAGCTTTAACACGATTTTCAATGCGGTATGATAGCTTTTGGATGAGCCGTAGCCGCCTACGAGAAACTGGTACGTCTGCTCCCAATTGAATACGTAATCTTCGAAATGAGGGTTGATTTCTTTTACAATCATGGCTTGTCCTCTTTTCGTTTGATCATGATTTCAATCGGCTCCTGGCTGTCATCTGTTTTCTCCGCTTTTTGTTTGGCAAGCTTTAATTTCTCGTTTTCAATTTTTTGTTTAAATTGATCCGGAAACAAATCGAAATATAAGGACAGCTTCTCGAGCGCCTTCATTTTATCGGCCAGCTTGATGGCGATGCCTTCTTTGCCGAGCTTCGCTTCCGTCACAATGGTGCCGTCAACGAGCCCGGAATCTTTGACATCGACAAAGCTGATTTCCTTCATAATCGGATTATCATCTTCATCAAACAGCGGCCCCGATTTCCCGACAGCCTGGACCTCTTTTTTTCCGAAGGTCACATAGTCCGTAATATCCGCAAACGCGATCTTGATATAAACCTGCAGCACATCCATCGCTTCAATAAACATTTCATTGACCATTTCTTTTTTAATGCGTCTGATTTCAGCAGCGACCTTTTCATTCTTTAACAGCCGGCTGCCCGTCACATGGGCGCTGTCCGGAGAATAGCCCGCTTTGATTGCTGACTGTGTGGCATTGAAGCTTTTGACATAATACAGGCAAAACAGCCGCTGGCGTTCATTTAATTCATCATTGTCTATCCGGCGCTGTTTTTGTTCGTTTCTGGTTTCAGAAAACAAGGCCTGTTTCCATTTGTCTTGTTTTTTCCAGATGCCGATTGTTTTCGCAGAAACGCCGATTATATCCGCAATCGCCCGATTTGTGATGTTTCCCTGATGTTGTTGATAGATTGCTAATGCTTGTTCGCGCTGTTGTGTTTTCATGCTACGGCATCACCGCCACCTCCAGCATGGATGTCTATTCATAAAAGCGGCTGATCTTGCCAGCCGCTTATGTGTCATGCTCTATTCACTTATAGGTGGCAAACGTATGACAAGCTTTCAGGCAAGCGATCGATTCATTTCCTCCTGCTGCCTTTGCATTTTTACGATTGCCCGTTTGATAGTTGTTTGCACAGTCGATTTTTTCACGCCGAGAAGATCAGCGATCCGTTCATAAGAAAAGCATTCTACCTTATGCAATAAAAACATTTCTTTTTCTCTGTCTGTTAACAAGGCTAACGCTTCTCGGATTCTCTCTCTGTCTTCTTCTGATACCTGTCCGTCCGGCTCGACCATCATCGTGCTGGAAAATGATTCGATAATTCTCGGATCCTTGATCATCAGCCGCTGGTAGGCATCACGACGGTCAATCGCCCGTCTGATGCCGGGTTGTCTTCCTTTTTCAAGCCATTCTGTTACATATTCAAGATCCGTGATGATATTTCTGATGATTTTTTTATCCTTCATCTCTTCAGCTGAGAGCATGGATTCATCTGCTTCAGCGAGCGGTTTATATTGTGTTTTTGTTTGTTTTAGCGTGCGTTTATATTCGAATAGTAAGTCTTGCATTCTATGATCCTCCTCATTTTTGGCAATAAAAAACGGACACCAATCAACGCACAAATGCTGTGCAGTTGATCAGTGTCCGCAGGCTTTCCGTCTTGGACGTATTCTGTTTTCGCTTTAATTTAATTTGTAGCCGATCTCAAATTCCACGCGGGCAAGGTCTCCCTTTCTCGTTTCGACGAGCGTTTTTCCGTGCTCCGGCGCTTCTGTGATCCATGCTTCCTGCTTGATGCCATCCACAATAATCACGCGGATTTTTCCGTCCTCCAGCTGGCTTTCCAGCGTGATGGAATTGATATGTAGCAGTTTTTTAGGACTGATCATGTTTCTTTTCCTCCCTTTCTGATTTCAGCGCTTTTTTTGGCCTTTTCTAATCCCTGAATGATGCGCTCCTTAGAATGAACAGAATTCCCTTTCAGAAAATCAAGAGCTGCTTTAGACGCTTCCAGCAGTTCAGGCGCAGCCGCCATCAAAGCGGCATTGCTTTTTTGCGAATAAGAGCTGAGGTCGAATACAGCGGCGATCAGCCGGCCGTTTGAATAAGGGAATCTTTCTTTTTCTTCTTCACTGTATGCTGAATAAATATAGATCGGCTTCGTATCCCCGCACGGGACAGCATGCCACGGCGCAGGGCTTTTCTTTGCTTGTTTTTTTGCCATTACTTTCACTTCCCGTCATCCTTATACCATTGTTCAATGTTTTTTTCTGTTCGCTTTGCCCGAAACAGCAAAGCAATTAAAGCTGTCAGTTGTTTAATCACGGACATTCAGCCTCGCTTTTCCCGCTGTCAGCATTTGCTCCAGCTTTTGAATGACCGGCGTTAAGTCAGTGCCGGATCGGCAGTTCGGACATGGATGAAAAATAGCTCCAATCCCGGTATGTTCCACAATGACTTTCTTCGTCTGACAAAGCTTGCACATTATCTGACGCCCTCCAATCTATGGTTCAGCTCGTAGGCTGCTCCTTTGATAATCACTAAATAGTCACTGCACATTTCGTAGATTCTCGTGCCGAGCGCTTCATCGACCCGTACAAGTGTTTCAATCGTCAGCTCGCTCGAAAGCAAAATCGGTTTATGATTTAAGTAGCGGTAGTTGAGTACCGAATACATTTGCTCTAATTGCCAATCTGTGGCGCGGGGTTTGCCGTTAACCGGTTTAAACAGGTCATCTATGAACAGCACATCTGCCTGCTTCATCCGGTTCAGCTTCGCTTCCAAAAGATCAAAGTCATTTTTAAGATCGGTAAAGCCTTCCACGAATGGAAAATAAATGACCGGCACATGGCGTGTTCTCATCAATTCATTGGCAACAGCGGTCAAAAGGTGCGTTTTCCCCGATCCGGGCTGTCCTAAAAGGCCGATGCTGTTTTTCCGGGCGTCCTTGATTTGTTCATAATCCGCCACATACTCTTTTGCGCATTCAAACGCGTCTTTTATGGCCTGCGGTTTTCCCTCAATGCAGAATTCTTTGAAGCCCAGCTGTCTGAAGGCGGGGGTAATCTCACTAGCACCGAGCAGCCGCTTCACTTTTCGTTCTGCCATACAGCTGCACATCGTCCAGACTTCCAGGCCGTTCTGGCGGATGAGATAGCCTCCCTGATCCTTGCATCGCGGGCAATCATACCGGCTTGCGTCTGATTCGGCCGGTTTGTCCGCCAGTAATGGACGTCTCCCTTTTCTCAGCTCGTCCAAAATTTGCTCGATTGTTCGTTTTGTCATTTTTTTTCATCCTCTCATGTTGAATTGCGGCATTCTTTTTGGCCTGCTGCGCGAAAAATCGGTCTTCAATGAATTTCGAGCAGTAGCGAAAGGCCTTGATTGTTTCTGAAGCGGCGGTTCGGCGGTTTTCAAAGGCTTGAAAGCATTCCTCAAGCCATTTGATTGTTTGCGTCACAGGAACGCCGATGGCGACAATACGGGCGATGGCTTGATAATCTCTTGAGGAAGGATACACGATGCGTCCTTCTTGAGCCGACCGTAATTGTGTAAAATGCTTCGCAATGTGATCCACTGCATCATCAGCAGCAGTATATGTGTTTGTTTTATCTTTATCTGAACGGACGTCTGTGTCCGGTGCCTGCGGCGAAAATGGCCGTTCCTTTATGCTCTGGTGTGCAGTTTTGTCCGATCTGAAGCTGAATTTTTTGGAATGCTTTACTGAAATCATCAGTCCGTATGGCGCACGGACAGCCTTTATGTACTCATGAGTTTCGAGAAGCTCCAGCCATCTTCTGACGGTTTTTTCACTCACACCGAATACAGCCGCCATTTCTCTCGCTTTTAATGGCTTATGGCCGAGCACGATTCCCCAGCTTACTCCGTCTTTTTCAATTTCTTTTGTTGTAGAGCTGATGAACCAGAGAAACAGCCATAGCGCCGGACCGATTTTGTCATAATGTTCTGAATTCAATAATCCTGAATAGGTAGGAAAAGGATAGCTTTTATCGACTTTCATTGTATGCCGCTTCTCCTTTTAACTTCATGTATGTTAGAAACTGTTCTTGCGTTTCAAAGTGGAACACCGGAAGGCCGCATGCCGTAAACGAGATGGTGCCGCCGGATTGTCCGAGATGGCGCTGATCTATGGGATTTTTACTAAAAACAATTTGGATCGGATACATGTAATCACTCTCCTAATCTTTTTTGATACATTTCGTATCAACTGTTACCAAGTATAAACGATACAATCTGTATCATCAAGTTATTTTTGATACTTTTTTTATCATAACTTTATTTTGATACATATTGTATCTATAATCATAAGTAACTTAGGGAGTTTAAAAAAGAGAGGTCATAGTATGATAGGCAGCAGATTGAAGAGTCTCAGAGGGAAAAGGACACAGGAAGAAATCGCATCTCACATCGGTGTGTCACGGGCACGATATTCCCACTATGAAAACGGGCGAAGCGAACCTGATTACGACACACTCCAAAAGCTGGCTGAATACTTTCAAGTAACGACTGATTACTTATTAACAGGGAAAGACAAAAAATCCGAGGACGATATGTTCTCAGATCCGGACTTGCAGCTTGCATACCGTGATATGCAGGATTTTTCCCCAGAAAGCAAACAGCAGGCCATCGAATTTATCAACTATTTAAAAGAAAAAGAGAAGAACCGCAAACCGAAAAATTAATAAACATTTCTCTGTTCTCTAAAACATATAAAAAATAGACCGATATAAAGAAAAAAGTGTTTATTTTTTAAAGAAAAGGGAAAGATTTCAACACACTTTCCAGTCCTATACGGGCTTTTCTTTCTCACTAAAAACAGAACACACGTTCGAAAGGGAGTATTCAATTGGGCGATTACTTATCACATTTGGAGGAATACGTTAAAAATTTATACAGCCGGCTGGGCATCACCTCTCCCCATCACATTGACATGCTGAAAATCGCACAGGACCTGGATATTTGGGTTCATTTTGAGGATATGGGAAGCATGATGGTCAAATACGACGGCATGTACAGTATCGTATTGAACCAAAAAAAATCACGGGAAGAGCAATGGGAAGATTTTGGCCATGAACTGTGCCACGTGTTAAAGCATGCAGGCAACCATTTTCAGATGAACAAGCTCTTCAGGGAACTGCAGGAATTTCAAGCGAATCAATTTATGTACCACTTCTGTGTGCCAACCTTTATGCTGTTGCAGATGGAACTGCCGCAATGGAGAAGCCAGGCGCTTGCCACAATCGCGACGGTATTCCGGGTAACAAAGGAATTTGCTGAAAAAAGGCTTGAAATGTTTGAACGGCGTAAAGCAGGTATTCAATTTCAGAAGCGGCTCGCTTACTTATTATCACATAAGCGGCCAAATGCGTACGAGGAAGTCGATCAGCAGCACTTGCAGGTCGCTGAAGAAAAAGCGTTATATCAAATCGGCAAATACAGCTGATCAAAAACGGGCTGGGGACATTTGCCCTCAGCCCGGCATAGATATTAATATTTCGACATCGGAGGCATGGTATTCTGCAGCCACATTGGCGCCGGTTTAAGATGAGGCGCAGATGCGAACGCAATCGGAGCCGGGATATACCTGAACTCGCCCCGGCCGTCAAAGGCTGCGCCATGAGCCCATCTTCCTTGTGAGCTCTCATCCCCTCTGGAAAAGTTAAACAGGTCATAGGCCACTTCCCGCTTTTCGAGCTCACGCGGGAACGTCGTTGGAACGACAATATCGCGTTCTCTTTCTTCCAGCTCTTTAATGGCTGCATACCACATATTTTGATGATAAGTATCCCTTGCAATCAAAAATGACAGCATATCTCTTACCCCGGAATCATCAGTCATGGCATAAAGCCGTGTCACCTGAAGGCGCCCTTGGGCTTCCGCATTTAAGTTTGCGCGAAAATCAGCCAACAGATTTCCGCTCGATATAATGTATTTTGCATTCCACGGATAGCCCTCACTATCTGATGCCATCGCACCCAAGCCGGACACAATAGCGTGCTGAGGATTCATCCCTGACATTACTGCTGCAATAGCGGGATTGCTTTTATAAGCATCCTCCTGTACATCAGCGGGTGCATTATCCAGAAGCCTGGAAATCATCGTAGCCAGCATTTCCACGTGCCCGATCTCTTCCGTTCCCACATCACATAACAAATCTTTATACTTGGCGTCCGCCCTGCAGTTAAACCCCTGAAACAAATATTGCATCATGACACTGATCTCGCCAAATTGGCCGCCCAGCACCTCTTGAAGTTTTTTCGCATAAACCGGATCGGGATGAGCTGGCTTAGCCTGATATTGAAGCTCTTTAATATGATAAAACAT